TCCATACGCCAAGGTTATTCTTTTGCCAGAAGTAAAAGTTTGTGGCGGTCGATTCAACCAGGTGCGATTCACGGAAGAGTGCCATGATTGCAGAATAATCAGGTGAGTTGAAACTTTCTTCTAAATCATACAGCTTTGAGATTGATTTATAGTCCAGGTCACCATATTTATTCCTTTCAATCAATGTCATGGCTAACTGATACATCGGGTCTTCAGTTCCTTTTTCCTTATTGGCAATCCAGGCGCGAAGAAACTCGATCAGGCGCGATGCGGCCACATCGGCACGTTCGTCAAATTTTTTCACCTTGTTGGTTTTTACTTCAATCTTGAAGTTTTCTTCCTGAAGAGTATAGCTCATCTGATTGTCGGAGCGCAATGCTCCATATTCGCCCATAATGGCGCGGAATGCTTCAGTTTCCTGGCTCACGAAGGCGAATAATCCCATCACGTCAGAAGCGACCTGCCGAACCTTCTGTTCGATCATTATTACAACCTGTGCGCGGATGCCCTGGTATGCTTCGCGGCGTTTGACCTTTTCGTCATGCTCCTGCTGTTTTTTTTGCTCAAGTAAAGCTTCGAGTTGTTCATAAGATACCTGTGAAAGATCAATCGTTTGTGTTTGTGTTTTTGTTTGAGTTGCAGTTTCCATTTTTTTTAATGTTATTGATTAATTACCGTTAATAATTCTTTTTCTTCGAGTTCTTTAAGTTCTCTCTTAGCATTAATTCCCAACCACTTGGTAAAAGTTGAATAAGAAATATCAAATTCGTTTCTGACATATGATGAATAAACTTTCGTAAGGGGCAATCCTTTATGTTCATTCTGAATTTCCTGAACAAATTCCTGAAATTTCAATACACGTTGCAAGTGATATTTCCGGTTGTAAGCCATTTAATTTAAGAAGCTTAAAAATTCAAGTTCATCAGCAGCCAGTTGATTGACCGCCTTAAAATCCTTTTGTTTGTTTAAAAAAGTATGGTATATATTTCTTAGCCGTTCAGCAGGTATATCGTTAAACCTCCGATGTCCGGTAGCACGACAGGCTATAGCCTTAATGCGCTGAGCGTCCGACTCCTGACTAATTGTTTTTAGCCAACCTCCGATGGAGGCCATTACCTGCTTGCGTAGTTTGTCAAGTGCCGGAGCTTTCGGCGTATTGTCTTTTTCAAGTGCAGAACACAGTTCTGTAAGTTCATCGACCGAAAGATCAAGCGAACTGGTGACCCCGAACGATTCCATGATTAAATCACGGTCTTGTTTTTCGAGTCCCAGGTTTGTTGCTAACGAATGATATTTCTTAATCAGTCGGGCTTTTACATTGTCGGTAGTTGTTTTCATTGTATTAGTATTTATGGTTTGTCCAGTGAATAATTTTGCCAGTGTAATCATGGCTGAACCAATCAAAGAAGTCAACAACAGAATTAAATCCGTCATTTTTTGCGAGTACTTCAATTTCAGTTTCGTTTAAAATTCGATCGCCAACCAGTACGGTACGATAGCCATCTATACCGTGCCAGTGTGTTATTTCAATCTCCTGAACCAATTTGCAAACCAGAGTCGGAGCAAACTGAAACTGATTTTTTGAGCGGTTAAAAACAACCGGATGAATCAAACTACCTTCGTGCCAACGGTCGTGGATGTCTTCGCGGATAGTATGTAGTTTTGGAATCAATGTACAATCTGATGCACCGTGCCAATACTGACCAAACTTTTCAAAGTATAATTCTTCGAAGTGGTTTAATCCCGTTGTTTCAGGAATATGCTGTAATATCCCTAACCATATTTTTTCTATAAATTTGGTTGGAGTTCCGTCCTTATATTCTGTTGAAAATGGTAAAATCATAACTTTGAATTTTAACATGAAACTGTTTTTTATCCCCAATACAATTCGCTCAACTCTTCATTAATGTTAATCGACTCTTCATTAATCGTATATCGCGAAGTCACAACTACCTTTAAACCTTTAACCCAAAAAATAACCTCGGCATATTTTTTAATCGTTTCTGCACAAGCCGGAGACGGTAGGTTTCTTTTTTCATGAGAAAGAATAATTAACAATTTGTTTGGAAACATTTTAGCCAAGTATTTAACTCTAAGTTCACCAACAAATTCGTCCGAATAATGCGTCGTATTATCAATAAATATGATCTCTGCCGATTTTGGTTTTTTAAGTTCATCTACCAGGTCTTTTAGTTCAATATAATCGTCCCATAAAATCTTGGTTGCCGGTGTAATACCAACCCGTTCACTTCCTAGTCTTAGCGATTCTCCCAGTCCCTGTTCTGCCGCAACGTATCTGACCCTATACCTGTGCGATAAATCTTCTGCAAGCATTAAGGCTAGGGCAGTTTTCCCATTTTTATCCAGACCATATATTTGCCACATTCCGGTAATAACTGCTTTTTCGCCAACCAATTTCTGTAACTCTTCATTTTCAAAAACAATGGTCCTTCCACATTTTTTATCAAAAAAGTTACGTGTCGTAAGAGATCGCGTCATGCGCTAGTTGTTTTCGGTCAGTTCGTAAACCCAGTCGTTTAGTTCGTTAAGCATTTCACCAAGCCGGTCGGTTGTTTCCTGATAGGCTTCACCTTTCTCCGACTCTTGCCACCGCTCTGTTCTACTTTCGAAGGTTTCTTCACGCTTTGAGGTTTCCTCTTCGATCAGAGCGGATAGCTCCTCCATTTTGTTAGTTATTTTTTTCATAATGTTTTTAAGTATTTAGCTGATTAATTGCCAATTTTCCGACCTTAATTATTGAATATAGTAAGCCAATAACTATTGAAATTGAAATCATTGCGGCTAAAATTCCAATTTTACCAGCCAATTTATATGCATCAATAAAAATCTCAGAAATGGTATAAACGTTTACTGAAATAACTAGTACTCCAAGACTAATTAGCACGGCAATGGCTAGTTTCTTTTTCATGCTTCAACCTCCCGGCTTAGAATCAATAAACTTTCAGCCCTGCGAAGTCCGCCAATGTGCCCGCCAGAGTCGTTTGAAAGACACCGCTTGGCAATGGTGTTAATCTGGTCGGGATCGCAGTTATTAGCGCTCAAAACGTCGGTTATCAGTTTTTTGTAGAAGGCATTTCGATCCTGACGTTCGCGGGGAACGATGGCTGAGAATTTTTCAGAGTATCGTGAGAATATCTCGGCAAAACCAACCTTTTTGTTGGCAATACCGCGTTCAATTTTGGCGCGGAGGCCGTCAGCTCCCATCATATACCAGCCACAGTAATTTTCAGTGGCGTTCCAAAGCTCTTTCAGTTCCAGAAATGCTTCGTATTCCAGGTCACCGGCTTCGTCAATAATCACAACCGGGTGACTGATACTCTTCAGGTAAAATTTAAGGGTTTCTTTCACCACAAAATATTGACCTTTGCTTTCGCCTCCAACAGTTTTGGCCAATAGCCTGATAAACGCCTGGCGCGTTTTTGCCTGGCTGGCATCAACATAAAAACAGTTTTTAATTGTACGGCTCAGATATTTGGCCGTGAACGTTTTGCCTATCCCGCAGTCATCAACACAAATTTTTGCTTTTGCATAAGCCTTGCAAAATTGGACATCCTCCTCAATCATGCAAAACACATCGGTTTTTGCAACATTCCACTTTCGGTCCTCAATGGTAATTCCCAGGAACTGTGCCATCATGATCCATTGTGTCGTTTTCAGCAGTCCCATGTGCTCACCTTTGTGAAGTCGCGAATAAACAGCCGCCGAAATTCCGAGCGATTTGGCAAATGCTCCATCGGTACCGTCGTACAGTTCGCGGCGTTCGATCATTCCGTCGATGATCTTTAATTTAAAATCCTGTGTAAGTGTGATAGCCATAGTTTGTTTGTTATTTTTTATTAAAATCGGTCGTATAAACCTTTATTAAATTGTGTTGAAATGTTGTTTAAGTCATCTTCATTTTCGTAGTCATCGAGCGAAGGCATTGTCTCAACCGGACCAATGCGTTCGGTTACCGATTTGCGCAATCCTGAAATTTTGAATTTGTTGTTGAGCGTGGTTGGTATATTGTCGATCACAGTTACCGCATCAATCGATTTACGTTTCGAGTCGATGAATCCGTTAACCGAAGCCACATATTTGCTCATCAGTTCGCGGGCCTCCAAATCGGTTTCGGTTTGTTCCAGTTTGGCACGGTGATAAACCGGTTTCGAAATAGCCTCACAAACACAGCGATCAGTTCCGCGTAGATAAACCAAGGCTTTCAGTACTTTTCCGTAATTATCATCAAGCCAATAAATGTCCAGGTCTTTTCCTTCAACCTGAGCCATAAGACTTATCAGTCGATCACTAAATACTATTTGCCCGTTTTCGCCGATCAAACATTCAGTATTATTCAGCTTAATAATTCCGGTGTTGCACGAGGTTTGTGTTTTAAATCCCAGGTATGGAAGGAAAGCCCGCCAGTTGGTTGGCGTCATGTTCGGATGTTGCATTTCCAGCAATACCTCAAAGCAACTTTTGTCTTTAATTATGGCGTGAGGTGTATTATTCCAGTTTTCGATGTCTGTCAAACAATCTTGAATAATATTATCGTAAGGTATAATCTGATGTTTTTCAGGGCCTGCCTGGTTCGATTCTGACAAAGCATTCGGACGGGCAATCCATCCCTCACGTTTCTTTTCAGTTCCGTAGCGAAGTGGTTTCCAGTAAGGCTCAATTCGTTTTGCACGGGCAACGTTGGCAGCAATGTGCGTTTTTTGGAACATGTTTCCTTCAGCTAAAAAAGTATTCAGGAATTGGCTGTTACCGCTCATTTCACCTTCAAGTTCGTAAGGGAGGTTCAATCCCCATTCGGTATAATTTCGAACCATCTGCCGGTAAAATTCGAGCATCAACGATTCTTTAGTTTTTCCGAAAGCCCAAGAGGTAATAGCGCCGCTTCCAAGGTCAATAGCTCCGTACATCCAAACTCGTTTCCCTTTTTCGTACCAGAAAGGGGGCTGACGGTCATCCACAGACACAATTGAACCGGCAAATTCAGGGCGTTTCATGCTGTGATAGGGCTTGAATTTCGACATCCAAAGTTGGCTGTCACCACTCCGGAGGGTATGTGTTCCTGCTTTATTAGTCCATTTTGCCAACCAGTTTGTGATTGTGGCCTGCGAAAGCTTTGGAAATTCCCTAGAATCGTATATTTCGCCGGTTTTGTTATTGATCACTTCAACATATCCGCTTAAAAAACCGTCGTATTGCCTTGATATTTCTGTGGCTGTTGGTTTATATGCCTGGTATGCAAACATCGAATTCAACAGGTCGTTAACCGTTTCATCAACCTTTAAGGCAGATTTATTACAGAAATTGCCGTGAATCAGCGCAGAGTAACCTTCTTTTTTGTAGTCTTTAAGTTTTCTACGGAGGCTCGCAGCATTGGCCGGAAGGGTATGCGATTGAATATCTCGGAACCGGTTGCATTCGTTGGTTACAATGGTCCAGATGTCAGCCACACCACCGCGAAGGCTTTTGCGTAGCTCATATCTTTTCGTATAAATACGCTCAACCGTGTTGAGAACCGAAGCGTTCAGGGTATATTCATCAATTACGTCATCTGGTAGCAATTTGCCATCCTGAAGCTGGTAATTCGTATAAAATTCAATGGCGCGTGAGTCGCGTGAGTAATGTTTTTCAAAAAGCGATTGCCTAATTTGTTTTTGTGGCTCTCCGAAAGTCTCAACCAATAGTTTCTGCCAGTCGTGGGGAATCGAATTGAATTTAACCAATGCGGGGTGATTGGGTCCACGCATACGGAGACGTTTAATTTCATCTTTTTCAATCCGATGTCTAAGACCTCTTTCCCCAATCAATCGAAGGCTTTTCGGGTCTTCCTCTTTTCCTGAAAACAATACATTTGATCGTACTCCAAGTTGATCGTGATGGTATTCGTATGGGGTAGTTGCGTATTGAGTTGACATTGTGTCTTGAATTGAAGGGTTTATTAAAATCCCGGAGCCAGTGTGATGTTCTGGCTTTATCCGGGATCATTTACATGGATTATCTTTATTTTCCTGAAAGACCAGGTTTCTGAGGCGTTTCGTCGGCAGCCAATAGCGTAGCAATAATTGTACATGCTATTGCAGTTCCATAATGCCATGTCGCATGGCAAAAAACTGCCCCATAACAAGCAATTGCAGCCAGTACCGCAAATGCAACGGCGAAAAACTTATTCATTGCTCTCATTTTGATCTGTATTAGTTTCTGGTGAAATAAAATTTATCAGTTTTTTGGCGGCATCAAGTACCTCTGGACTCATAGTCCTCCTTTGTGCAAGCATGGCCTTTATCGTTTCTGGTTTGTATTTCCCTCCTAACATTCCGGAAATAGTGCTATATGCGCACCTTTTAGGCAGTTTGCTTTTAACCTCTTCAATAGCAGGATCAAGAATTATTTGTTTTTTCATTTTAAATTGTCGTACTTTTGTTATCGTTATCGTGTACAATATTACAGAATATTCTGTATTAACTGCAAGCTTTTATGAAGAAAAATTCAGAAATATCTGAAAGAATTACAGAAACTATTGAATTACTGAATATTAATAGAAATATCTTCTCCAAGAAACTAGGATACGATAGGGCGCAAACGATATATGATATTGCTGAAGGTAAATCTGCGCCTAGTTTCGACTTTTTTCAGCGATTTATGAATTCAGAATATTCTGAAATTATTTCAATAAAATGGATTTTAACTGGGAAGGGAAGTCCGATGATGTCTAACGATAAAAACCTATATGCAGAAAATAATAAATTGAATATTATAGAAGAGCATACTATTGAACGATTTAATTTAAAAACAGACAACTTAAAAGGTGACCAGCAGATACCTCTATACGACATGGAAGCTGTAGCCGGTCTAGTTCCATTATTCAATGATACTATCAAACAAATACCTATTGATTATATACGCATCCCTAATTTACCAAAATGCGACGGCGCAATTCACATTACTGGCGACAGTATGTATCCTTTGCTTAAGAGTGGCGATATTGTTCTTTATAAACAGGTTCACGATGTCCATAACTGTATTTTTTGGGGAGAAATGTATCTGATTTCAATCGATATTGAAGGTGAAGAGTATGTGACTGTAAAATATATTCAAAAAAGCGATATCCTCGATCATGTTCGTTTGGTAAGTTACAATCAACATCACTCAGATAAAGACGTTCCAATTTCAAGCATTCGGGCCCTGGCATTTGTAAAAGCAAGCGTACGCGTAAATTCAATGAAATAACCTTTAAGAACTGCGCACACACGTTTTTTCTCTCCAAAAACACATTAATACAACACTAAAAGGCTAATTATCAGCAAAGATACAGCTATTTAACTGCTATTATGATATAGGATTATAGGGGGGTGTATAGCGTCTATTTAACCTGATTATTAATATATTTTTAGTATCAAAGGGATAGTTATACACATGTTTTTTTATGCTTTTTCGTCCGGTGTTCGTCCGGTGTTCGTTCCGGTGTGTGTTTTTGTGTCGTTTTGTAGCTTTTAAATTTTGTTTCAGAAAGGCATAAAAAAAGCCCCATTTCAAGGAGCTTTTGTGGTAAATACTACTACCTGAATTTTGGGCTAAAATGGCTTATTTTGCGGGGTTTTTAGGCTAATTAAGTGGTATTGCACTACGCAATTAAAGCAATGTAAATTTTTGCCCCGTTTTTTCTTGCCTGCATTAAAGGAGAATTAAAGCAATTATCAACTTCTTGCACAATTCGTTTTTCTTTCATTTTCTTTAACTAATTGTTTTTCATTGCATTTACTCATCATGCTTTTACATCAATCGTTTTATGCCCCTTAC